TCGACCGTCGCGTGCTCGAAACACTTCGTGACGCCCCCGGACTGTTTTTTCAGGATGGTCACGGCGTATCCCCACGGCACTTTCGTCCCCTCGGCGCGTCCTTTTTCGGCAAGCTGAGCCTCGATTTTACGCATGTAGACGTCGCGCCCGAGGCCGGAGTCGTCCTTTTCCAGCGTCAGCGGCACGTCCCGGCGTTTTCGGCGCTCGCCGGTGCGCTGCGGGGACGCCTTGCCGCGCTTGCCCTCGAATCCGAGCCGCTGCATGTACAAAATGCAGCTCTTGCGCTGGTGCGCTGAAAGGTCGCGGGCCGACTCTACGCCGAACTGCGACATGAGCATGGCCCGGTACGTCTCGTCATCCATCGCAAGCTGTTTTTTCGCCACATGGATCTTGGCGAGCTCCGCGCGGCGGTTCTCCACGGGAAGGCTTGCGGGCTTGCGCTTCGCGGGCGTATAGGGCTTTTTCGGTTCCGGAGAGGAAACGGGCGTGGCGGTTTCAGGCGGGGCGGGCTTTTTCACCTTGCCCGTGGCGAAGTCGATGATCATGATGTCCTCCCGATGATGGACAGACTGTTTACGGGAAGCATGACGACGCCCCGTCCGTAAACACTGACGCCGACGTACGCGAGGCCGTCCTGCGCCCGGATCGGTTCCGTCATCGTCCAGCCCGTTTCGCGGCGTTCCGGCATGTCGCCGTCGGCCGGGGCGGTCTGGTGGCTGACGCGGGTGCCGCGCGGGATGTCCGGGAGCGGTTCCGGCTTGAAACCGCCGAGCGTCATCATGACGGCCATGTTGACGATCTGCGCGGGGGTAAGGAAGGCAGGTTTGCCGTCGAGGTCATGCCATACGCGAGCCACGCGCACCCGGTAGCAACCCGCCGGGCCGCCGTACGCCTCGGCCTTGGCCAGCTCGAAACGGACGCGCCGGGAACCTTTCCGGACGCTGAGTGAACCGCAGAAAACGGGAGTTTTCATCCTGAACCTCAAATATCGATGCCGAACGCCGCGAACCGGGCGCGGAGCTCGTCGTTTTCATGCTTTCGGCAAGGCGCTGTGCGGCCTCAAGACGCCTTTCGTCGACATCCACGCTGTGGGGAGCGCCCGAGGAACGCTCAGGGAGCGGGCCGTCAAAGGTCATGCGATAGAGCGTTTCCGCCGACATGACCGCGTGACGCCCCCCCCACAGCAAGCGGTAATAAGGAACGAGCAGCCCGTCCGCCCGGCGGACATCACCGGACTCGGACATCTCATACCCTTCAGCGTGGGGAATCCGACGCCAGTCCATGCTTTTTCTCCTTACGTTGCTCGTCGACGTAGTTCAGGGCACGAAGGCAGGTATTCAGGTTGTCTCTGAGCTGCTCGAAGCTTCCGCCCCTTTTAAGCATGAAAAGACAAACCGTATCACCCTGTTCCATGTCTTTGA